AAAAGTAAAGGTAACAGCATCCGGTAAGAAGGTAAGCTACGGACAGGCGGGTAAAGCTAAAGGTGGTGGTGCTAGAGTTAAGCCCGGAACCTCTAAAGGCGACAGCTACTGTGCAAGAAGCTTAGGCATTAAGAAGAGACTACCTAAGAAGAAGCAGAACGATCCTAACACCCCCAACAACTTATCACGTAAGCGTTGGAAGTGTTCGGGGGCTAAGTCAAAGAAGTAAATTACTTTACTATCTTTATATCTAGTCTCTCTGCTTTTAAAACTTTAAGAGAAGTATCTATTACAAAGTCTGAGTGCTTCTTTAGAATCTCTGTAACCACGTTTATGTTCTCTTCGGCTAACTCCATTGCAGCTAATGCTGTTATAATCTCAGAGTTAATACGCATGACAGTAGATAGTTTTGTTTCTGGTTCTGCTGTAAAAAATAATTCTTCCATTTTATAATGCCTGTAGTTGTTTTTCTAAGTAAAGGTGTAAAGGGTCAAGTTTTAAATGACCCTCGCGTAGTATAGTTCTAATATAGTTCTGAGTGTAAGGGTCTGAAAAAACCTTCTTTATCTGATCTTCAGGAAAGAAACTAAGCTCTGTATTTATTAGTCCCTTCTCATCTATTAAGACTTTAAAGGAGATTAGATTACCTTCCTTCTTCATATCTCACACACTCCTGCAACACATGCTAAGGTTTGTGCACCTTCAGTATTATCATCTAGTTCTTCTATATCCCACTCAAAATCTTTAGGAAGCTCCTTAATTTGTTTCATATAATTTGCTTTGTCTATTTTCTGATACGGTGCTTGCTTATATACATGTTCCGCTTCAGGTAGAAAGCTGATACCGCTAACGCTGTCAAAGTTTTCCCATATCCACTGACATACAGAGTAGAAGTTATCGTCGTTATAGTAGCAAGTCATTGAGGGCTTATGCTCACACCAACTATCTTGATAAACTTTCCACAGCTTTAACTGTTCCATAGCGCCCATACTTTCAACTGTAACAGCTTTATTAGGTGCTTTCTGAGGGAAGCTAAACACCCAGTTAGAAGCATTCATTACATCTTCTTCGTGAGGAAACCCTGCTTCTATCATGGCCGTAGCAAGAGGATCTTTCTTATCGGCTCTTACAGTTCTAATATAATATTCGCTGAACCTTGGGTGTATTCCACTAGCACTATCTGTCAACTGAGACACCGTACCAGACGGCTTCACGCACGTTATGGCGGCTGATTGGTTGACCCCTAACCTAGATGCCCACTCTTTGTTTGTGTCCACTGCAACGGCTCTGAGGGCTTCTAAGAGCGTTCCTAGGGCTGCTTCACCCGTAGATCCATTGGTGAGCTTGCAGTCCATGATACCTGTCATAGAAACCCCTAACAAAGCTTCTTCTTCTGTATTCTTTTTCCAGATATTACGCAGGTATCTAAAGTCAGTCATTGTTGATTGAAGAGTCCCTAGAATTGTAGCGAGTCTTACTTTTTCTTTTAAAGTTTCAGCAGTGTCATCGTCTCTTACTACAACCTCAGAGAGATTACAGAACTGATAAGGACGTAGAATGATCTCTGAGCAAGGATTAGTACCAAACTTATATGTAGCATCGCGTCTCTCGTTACGTGCTGCAACCTTCTGAGCTGCAATACGGCTAAAGATTCCACGCTCTCCAGACTTAGAATCGTATAGTCTCTTCATCTCAGAAGAGTATGTATCAAAGTCAGGCTTCTCAGAGTAGACAGCACTATTATTAGCTAAGGCTCTTTGACCGTTGCCCAAGTACCATTCGCCATTCTTAGCGTTAGCCATACGGTTATCAGTAACATTACTTAAACTAATAAGGGCTGATCTACGTACACCTCCTACAACAACAATATCTGCAATCTTACATACTAAGTCGTGACATTCTAATGAAGTAAGCTTACGTCCTGCAGAAGCTTTAAACATTTCAACAGCAAAATTAAATAGTTCTGCTAAAGGTTGTGGGCCACTTGCTCTACCACCAAAGGTCTTTAGCCTAGCACCCGCCGGACGTATTCTAGTGAGGTCACACTTAGGAATCTTACCTGCGTAAAGAAGACTTATTAGTTCTCTGAAAGCACTAGCCCATCCAACCTTACTATCTGATACAACAACAGTAGAGTCAGTATCGTGAAAGCTGTCAGCTACTTCAGGAAGCTTACTAACGTAGTCACGTTCAACGCTAAAGCCTACACCTGTACCGCACAGAAGGATGTACATAAGCTCATCAAAGGAGCGGGGGCTGTCAATAGGAAGGTAAGAGCAGTTGAATCCTGCTACGTTATCCCGGTGTAAGGCTGCTCCTGCTGTCATCATACAGCGCATAGAAGGCATTACCTTTTGATCTGCTATACCGTTGAAAAGTTCTACTGCTTCTTCGTCGTTGATCTGACCGCGCTCAACAAAGAAAGAAAGATAACGGTTAATTGTTTCTCCCCATTCTTCTCTGCGCTTTTCGTCATCTATGTAACGTGCGTATCTACTCTTGTGTATGTATTGCTGGTACTGATCCATTATCTAATAACTCCTCGTCTGCGTCTTGTTTCCTTAGTTCTTCTAAGCGAATGTTTTTAAAGTTCTTGTTATCTTTTGTTACCTTACCTTTTATCTTTCTGTTGTATCTGGTTCTTCTCTCAGTCTTTCTATCTACGTAATTGTTATCCATCTTCATCAGCTTCTAAAGTTTTAAGCAGTCTCTCCTCGTACCAATCTGCCTTCCTTAGATCCTCCGTTCCGTTTTTGTCAGGATATCTCCAACGATACTTAAAACTGTTACCCCGTAAATATCCTATGAACTCTTCTTTAGTTAGCATAGCTTCCATACAGTCTATGCACTCCATGTCTCCGCTGTTATAATGTTCTGGTTTAGTTACAGCATCCCACTCTATAGCAGGGGCAGTACTCTGCTGTATGCTGTCCCAATCTGCTGGCGTAGCATCATCTATACTAAGCCACTTCTTAGTCCTTTGTTTCACTTTCACTCCTCCACTCCTCTGGTAATGTATCAACAGTAAACCATCTAAAGCCGTTATCAGATGCCCATTCTCCGTGGCTTCTCTTAGTACCGTCTTTGCGTCTCTTTGCTTGAGGCATAGGCGCTGATGAATTTGCAAATAAGAATACCAGTTCTGTGCTACTAGGTAAAGCTTTTTGAATCCATATGTATTTAGTAAACTCAGCATAGTCCCAGAATCTACCTTTGGCTTCAATGATAATCTTCTTGCGTCCTATCCTTTTAGTAAAGTCAGGATGATAGTTGTGTTCTATAACATAAGGAACCTTACCATCGTGGTGTATCCAATCCTGTAGAACTGTATCGTGCAAAGTCTTTTCCCATTTAGAGTCGTATCCTTTGGGCTTATCTTTTTCTATAGGTCTTCTTTGTCTAGGCTTTCTTTTCATTAGTGTATAACACCTTCTCTTTTTATAACTTCTAGCTCTAGTAAGATTAGAAGTTGTTGGATTAATTCAGTAGGGACATCACTCATGCTGCCGTTGCTGGCAATAAAAAATCTAGCAAGCTCTATGATGGTCACCTCTGGCTCAGTGTCTATGTCTGGTATAGGCTCTAAGATCGTTGTGTTCTCCTTACACGCTGCTCTATGTCCTGCATGGTTATATCATTTAAATCTTTACCTCTGCGTACTAAGATCTTAATGATTCTCTTTGCACCTTTAAAGGAGTAAGGGACTGAGTAAGCTACTCCGTTTCTGTAAGCGCAGGGGTTGTCACGCGGTATATTCTTTGAGGTTACTGTGTCTGCTTCTGATTCAGGTATCATGCTCTTGAGCCATTCAACAGCAATCTCTGAAGCTTTATTGTTTATTCTTTTAGATAGTCTTCTGTTCATAAAGGTATCTCCATAACCTTCGGCATAGATATAACGCGAGTAAAGTACTTGACTCCGTTTGAATATTTAAAAGCTCTAAGTCCGTTACCGTTGTTAGAATCTTTCCAACACTTAGCTTTGTGAGGACAGTATACGCATCCCGATGTTAGTCTAAGGTTTCCTTTCTTTCCCTCTGGTACAGGAGGATAGCATATGGCAGGAGGTTGATCTACTTCTAAGGACTCTTTGATAGTGCTTATCTTAGTTCTTATATTAGGTTTAGATAAGTTTCCCGGTCTAAATAAACATATTTCTCCTGACTCTTTGTTGATGGCAAAGAAGCCACCATCCTCTGTACCCTCTGCTTCTTCATAGCCTGCAAGCTGCGCCATATAACCAAAAGGATCATCGTCTACTAAGGTTCCTTCGGAGAACTTCTTAAAGGAGAAGTTTGATGCAGTTTTAATATCAACAACCTCACCATCAATCTTACAGTCCATGTGTCCTTTGATGCCATCAACCTCTACTTCCTTTTGCATGGCAGTTACTTTATGTCCTGACAGCTTAATAAGAAGTATAGCTACCTGCTCAAGTAGATGACCGTACAGAAACTTAATAAAGTTAGAAGGGTGCATGTCTTTTTTAGAAGAGCCAGAGTCTGTATCCTTCATATCATACCATACGCGGCGTAAAGGTCTTCCTACATTAGACATACGTATAGTCTTTGACTGAAGGTGAGGCGTTGACCAACCTTCAAGAGCGTCTTTCATATTATATAGAAAGTCTTCCATCAACTCTTCTGATATGTCTATGCCCTTGTCGCTGTTAAGACCGTCAAGTACTTCATAGATGTCAGGTATTAATGTTTCTAATGTTTTCATTTGCGATGCCTCACGAATCTACACTTGCGTGTAATTGAATTGTAGTGAAGGTATTGAACGCCTAACTGCTTTTGCAGTGTAGTTTTAGCTGAAAGCCTACCGTCTTTGTAAGACTTAACATCTATAAGAATAACCTTTCCTTCTGGATCTAATGCTACTATATCTATAGGGCCTGTGCAACCACAGTTCTTGAATACGTGATAGCCGTTGTCCCATAGCCATGTAATAGCATAGTGTTCTGCTAAGTCTCCTACTCTGTTTGGATCGTGGTTAGGTTTAGTATCTGTTATCTTACTT